AGCACATTCTCTGGGTCATCTTGGAAGTAGGAAAACTCTGGCTCAAATCCGGGCTTGTAGTCTTTAGGAACTTGGTTAGAGACATTGAACTGACCACCTCTAAGGTCTCTTTGAAGCTCTGCGTTGCCTGCCGCATTACCTCTCCCAGCACCGGCACCACCCTTTCCGCCTCCAATATTGGCAATACCTCCAGCCACATCCGCCGCATCAGGATTTGAAAACCCTTCATTCTTGCCTTGCTGGATAAGCCCCTCAACTTTCCTGACGCGAGCAAGGTTCTCAGCGTTGAGACCGCTAAGGTTTTCATATGCACTGCTCCAGTCATCTGCCTTGGTCATCCATTCAAACTGATCAGTCCCGTCAGAAAATTTGTTAAACCAGTCGTAGTCCTTATTGGTTAACATGCCTCGCCTGTACAGGTCATCAATCGCCTCCATCCCAGTCATGTCTGGCGTGTAGAACGTTGTGTTATCAATCCGTTCCTGCTCTTGGTTTTCCTGAGCAGTCTGCAATCTCGTTGCGTTTTGCTGGGCGTAATACTCTTCAAACTTGGCCTGCTCATCAGGCGTTAAGAGGACGCCTCGTCTAGCCTTGTCAAGAATAAACTCAACGTCCGAAGTCGGAACTTGTCCGCCTTCCGCCATGCCAAAACCACCAAAGCTACTGAAGCCGGGGTTGATTGCATTGCGAGCCGACATCATTCGGTCGTAGGAATTGCGGCGTCTTTCCAGCCGATCTCGCTCTTCCTTTTTGAACGCGGCTTGCTGGGCATCCGCATAGTCCATTGCACTCAGAGTATTAACGCCATAGCCAGTACCCAGTAATGCCATATTACTGCTGATATCCGGCAGCGCCTGATTGAATGCAGAGTCGGCCATGTACCAAGGAGAAGGTGATGCCATGCCAGCAGCACTACCTACAGAATTAGAAACGCCCGGAGCTAAGTTGCTTAAGCTTTGACTTGTTGTGTCAATGGCGGCAACCGAGGCATTAAGCCCGGCATCACCGGCAATAGCAGGCCCGAAGCCTGACGTTGCAGCACTTTGCATCGCTGCTTCTGATGCTGCCTGACCTGCCGCATCCGCTGCAAACTCGCTAGTTACAGTTGCCGCTGCCTGTTCTGCTGCTGTGTTGGCTGCGGTTTCCGCGCCAAGAGAACCAAGACCTTCCGCTAATACGTCACCAGCCCCGGAAGCCAAACCTCCGGTGATTCCGGCCAATAAGCCTCGCTTGAGATCTCCGGTAATAGCCGCAGTGGCCGCGCCAGTAAGGATGCCTGTGCCTAATGCGCCAAGTCCCATCGCCCCGCCAGCCATACCAATAAGTGGTGCTAGCAGAGGAAGGAATGCTTCCGGCTGACCTGTTACTGGGTTGATGGTTAGCTCGCCAGTGGGCGACATCGAACGAAGCATTTCGACTTCTATAGGATTAAGGTGAACAAGTTGAGAGTCACCGTATCGACCATACTGCTGAAGCTGCTGGGCCATTGGGGCCAGTGGATATTGTGCGTTCATTAGCTTGTCTCAACTCCGTATAAATTAAATGTCAGTCCAGTGGCGCTGGCATAAACAGACACAACATCCGTCTCATTCAGCGTCAGACCCAACACGGCAGTGAAGGAGTCATTGGCCCCGACACTCTTATCGTAATAAATGTAGTGCTTGTTATCTACCGTAGCACCATCAACTCTGACGGCAACCCTGAATGTGAGCGCACCACCCGTCCTGTTGCAGACAACAAGTGAGCTAGTGGTTGTTACGGACAAATCAGGAACTGTATACAGATCTTCTAGCGTGGTCGCTGCCGCCGCTATCTGGCCCAGAACCTTGATGACATCAGCCATTGGACGCACCCATTAATAAGAACTGGTAGCGCTTTATAGAAAGGGAGGACAGCTTGCCCTTCTTTAACTGAACCTGTTCTATATCCTGACTAAGCTCAGACAGGTTAGTTCCCACTTGAAACCTAAAGCCCTGCTCTTCGGTCTGGGTGTACTCTGGATTTGGTCTTTGTAGGGGAAACGTTTTTGCCATTATCTTCGACCATCCGTTCTGAACTGAAATCTAATGTCACCTAGCGTCCATCCGTAGCCCAGTCCTGCCGAGCTAAACTTAAGTGACATCTGCCTAGCTCTCGCTCGTATATGGTTCTGAGTCGATGAGCTTGAGATTTCCGCAGTGTCGAGTTCCACAAGATCAGCCATCGGGAAGTCTCTTCCGTTGACCGTTATTGTGATCTCAGCACTTGCTGGATTGCCGAATAGGCGGAAGTCAGGGATCACTCTGTTGGCAAAGTAGAAAGAGTCTCCTTCACCAAGCTCAAAATCCCCGGATACCGCATACGCATTTAGTGGTTCACCATCTGCGTCATATCCGTACTCATGATTATAAAGGTAGTTTGTATTAATGTTAACCGTGTCGTTACTCGATCCGATTGGATTGGTCTGGGTCGGAGCGGGTATCATCGCCCCTCTAGACATCGTTCCTACGCACCAATTTCTCTCTAAGTAGTTGAAAGTAACGTAGTTTGTGTTATCAGTATCGCCCTCACCAACTGGGTAAAACCAAGTAATCTCTGAAAAGTCTGGATTAGTGAAGGCAAATATCTTGAACTTCTGGGCAACATTAAGATTATCAAAGACATAGGCGAATACATCGCAGGGAATCCTATCTACCCCGCCGTTGTAAGCGTAGAAGCCGTCGGTATCCATAAAGAACACCGCATCACCCACCGCAACCGCCGCATTAGGCGAGACCATTGAGACGTTGTTGGCGATTAGCGAGAACCCAAACACGAACGGCAACCCGATATACCGCATTGAGTGTAGACCTTCATCAGTAAAGATGATGATCTCTTGCCTAGATTTAACCGCGCCGACGATGGTGGTTCCTGTTGCTAGAACCTGACCGCCAGCACTGTTGGTTGCGGAGGGCACCCACTTGCCCGCTTCCTCTTGATCAGACCACCGCACCAATAGTGGATCGATAGAAGAAGAGCCAAGTGGGGCCGCTCCGAAAGCGATGACATGTCGATCAACGTCCGACACCATAACCTGTAATGCGGCTTCAGGTGGCGATGTTGCTCCAGACAAGTCAGATAGTGGGATTGCCCTGCCGCCCGCGCTTTGCTCCCAGTAGTAAATACCTCCGAGACGAGGGCAGAAAACAAGATCATCACCGAATATGTCTTGGCTGTACAGTCGGAGCTGTCCGCCAAGCGTCAATCCTACAGAGGTTCCCCATGCGCCGGAACCCCAAGCTCCAACACCCCAGCCTCCGCCGCCGGATACATAGGAGTTTGTTCCTATGTGGATCTGATACGCCCCAACCACGCTTGCGCCGCCATTCCCAGTATCAGAGGCGGTAGCTAAAACCTCGTCTCCGTTGGTGTCTTTGGCCTCTATCGTGTACGAGTTAGCACTAACCAGTGTCGCAACCTGATACTCCTGATTAAGCACATCTGCTGTGATGTTGCCGCCGAGACTTACTGCTCCAGAGAATGTAACAAAGTCCCCGGCCAATGCGCCGTGATCTGTGTCTGACACAGTGATAGTGGCAGAGCCTGTTGTTGCAGAAAACGTCACATCGCCTGCCGCAGTTGTCTCTCGTATAGGCGTAATGTCATCAATTGCTCCGCCAGCTTCGATGTAGAACTTTAGATTTGTTCCTACACCTAAGTAATATTCAGCGCTTGAAGTGCCCCAGTCTTTAAGAGATCTTGCGACGCCTTTGTAAGTCTCTTGGGTTAGCTTCTGCCATCCGCCAATACTTTCAATCCGACCCTTTCTGAAGCGAACTTTATCCGTGTCATACCATGCAAGACTGGCGGCGTACTGAGTGCTTTCCTTGTCAACGGTTGGCTTGAAGTTAAGGGTGACCAGCGGCATAAGTACCTCTCAGTACGACCAAATGGCAGGGGAGGGGAATCGAGGAGCCATACCGAGGTGGATAAACCTAGCGTCTAAAGGCCCTTTCTGGTTTATACCAATCCTGTGTATGCCATGACGCATAGCAACTTGCACTAGCACGAAAGCATTGCCATACGACACTGCCAGATCAACAGCGAACCCTGTGGTGTGCTCTCCCACTGAATCCTTTGCTGCTTCTATTGGGTGGTTAGAGCACCTGTAGCCAGAAGCGACAGGTAAGGGGAATCCACATTCTTCTCTGATCTGATCCAACAGCGTGGCAAATTCATCAGAGAACTGATAAGCCTCGTCTATTGACCTGCCTTCTTTTAGGCAGTGCTTGCAGGCCAGCTCCTCTTTAGTGAAGTACTTCATCGCCTCATTGTCTCAGCTATTTTCTCGCCGCTGCGCCCTAAAATGTAGCCGCCAACACCGATAGAGATAAGGTTGTAAAGCGCATCGTAATCATCCTGAGTAAGACCTTCGGCAGAGAAGCCAAACCATCGCGCCACCACCAGACCGAGAAAGGTCAGCATAGTAATTGGCCGCCAGTTAGCAGTCAGCCAGTGCTTTGATGATGCCTCGGCGTGGACAATTTTGCCTTTGGCCTCTATCAACCCAGACTCGTAATCAAAAACCTTTTGCATGGCAGCAGCCTGAACATCTAAGAGATGGCCTTTTGCCTTCAGCCTTTCTTCTTCAGAGGTGTGTAGCTCATCAATCAGTTCTGCTGCTGGCTTAAAAATACCTGCAATTAAGTCAGTAACGCCAATCATTACTTGTCCACCTTGTCATCTAACTTTTGAAGAATGCGTTGGAGCATACTGCGTATTTCTTTGATCTCTCTGTCATGGGCTAAACGAGCCATTTCGTTTTCTGCTTTTAGCACGGCTATCTGAGTAGTATGATCTTGCTGACGCTGGTACATAACCCAAACAAAAGCGCAAATTGGCACAACGATATAGCGCAAAAAAGTTTCAAGTACATCCATTGCCTAGCCCTTCTCGTCGTAGTTAGCGATATGCCCGTCGATAATACCTCGGGTTTCTTTAGCGTAATCGCCAATATTTCTGAGATAACTTCGGTTTTCGACTGAAATTTCTTTAACGTCTTGTATGCCATCTTGCACTGGCTTGATATAGGCGAGATACAAAAGACCCCCAAACATTGAGAATGTCGCAAAAGCGCTAGCTATCCATGCGGGATAGTTAATAGGACGATTAATATCACTTCTCATGCCTTCCATACATGCAGTGTTCTTTTCCAGAATGGCGCTATGGACAGCTAAATTCTGCTCAAGCTGGGCAATCCTTCTCTCAACAGATCGCCTTTCCTCGTACTCGTACATTTCATTCTGCATAGCGCTTCCTTACGAGACTCGTTTTTGAGCTATCAATTTTCTTGCTCGCTCTACATCTGCTTCGTAAGCCTTGCGACAATGATCGTCCTGAAACGGGCTAAAAATAAAATCAATAGCCACTCGCAACATTCCCCATTGTACCCGGTGGCGTAACCGCCAACACCTGCCAGAGATAGACTCATTTGGGTTGTCGCTAAACAAAAAAACCACATTAATCCACTGGCTTGTTGCGTCACCAACGTGGATAAAGTAGTTAAAGATTGCTTGCAAGCTCAAAAAGGCCGTCCAGTTCTTCATCATTCATTCCCAAAACGCCCATCATGGTACTTATCCAAGGGCTTGTTCTGTCAACAGTCTGGGCATACTCCCACTCAATACTAATCTGAGTCTTATCTGGCTCTGGTATTAGTTGGATTGCCTGATCGATTAGCGATAACTTGCCAACTTGCGATAGAGCTAGCCGAGCCTGACGCATAGTGACAGACGTGTTAGCCCGCTTCTCCGCCAGTTTCTGGGCGACCTCCTCTGGCGGTAGAGCTACAATGTCATAAGCAAGAACCCACGCGCCATTAATGTTCGCAGGCTCCCTAGCAACAGCCTTCTCTGTCATCTCGTCATGTGCTGGCTTGGGAAGCTCGGATAACCTATAGACATTGAACTGCGCGAGAACGCCATCAGAGAAGACCCTTGGAAAGCTAACATTCGGGTTGTCTCTCCTTAACTGGGTAAGGTTGTATAGATGGGGAACGCCATCGTTGCCAACTTTCACATACATAATAAACCTCGTTACGCTTTAGGTAGAGAATAGGCGCAGATGGAGATCCATCCCGTCCCAGAGTCTCTTGTCACTGTGATTGTTTTGGAACCTCCCGTGCCCTCTTCTTCGCCCACAACAATAAGCCCATATCCGCCAGTGGATGAGTCCCCTATTGCCCCAGAGAATGAAGCCGTAGCAGTCAGGTCGGAGCTTATTGAGACGCTAGAGTCTTGAGATATCGCCGCCAGAATAATCGTTGAATCTGCCGATGTACTCAGCGTTACTTGCGCGGAAGCTACACCAGTCACCCCGGCTGTGTCTGTATCTTCTGGGGTTGAACACAAGGAACTAGGGACGTGTATTAGTGCATTGGTGTAGTCATAGATCTCAGGTTGGTAAGTGTTTATTTGCGTCTTCACGCCGACAGTTGCCGGATTATTGCTTACAACATACCTTGACATTGCGGCAACTCGAAAAATAGAAGTGCTTCTTGTCCCGCCAAGAATTTTGTTAGCTTCAGTCACGTCAGACCCGTCAATTCGTATTGCCACTGATATATCTGCAAAAGCGCCACCAGCTATATCTGCGTTAGGCAGTAAGCTTACCCCCACGACCATGTCGCCAATCTTGTAACCGCTAGCATTAAATGTCGTTAGATTGTCAGACGATCCCGCTGCATCGCCCGTAGACGTGGTTGTCGAGATCACCGCAAAGTCTGCGGCAGATAGCGCCTTAAAAAGTAGCATTAGCCATTCCCCACATTAGCTGCATACAACGTAGAACCCACCTTCCATAACGCAATCACCGTGTACCCTGTTACCGCCAGCGTTGGCGCAACGCCTGAATTATTTACCCATGTCGTTGTGGGCCATGTTACCGAGTAGTCCGTCCCGTCATTGATCATAATGATGACGGACTGTCCCTCAGAAATGCTATCAGTGTAGGTTGTATTACCTGTAAGCGTATGCGTTTGTATGGTTCCATTGTCTGGGTCTAGGGCCGCACTTGTCCCAGATAATGCATACACCGTCTCAGTGTACTGTCCGCCGAAGGTGACGCCAGTTAAGAAGGCATTTTGATTTGCGTCAGTCGCCGTTGCAGATGCACCACCGCCGTCAAACTTAATAACAACATCGCACCCATTTGGGAGCACAAAGTCATTGCTTGCGTTGTATGTGCCTTGGAATATGTAAATACTCCTGCTGGCAGACAATGAGTTTCTAAATCGAATTACCCGCTCTGCATCATTTGGAGTTAACTGAACGTAAGCATCCCCGCCAAGGTCGCCACCATCAATAAATTCAATAAAGGCATTGCGACCGACGCTAGAGGCACCGTCAGTTATAGGGAGTGTATTTGGAGAGCCAGACGATCCAGCCGCTGCAAGTACAGTCTGAGCAATGCCTGTAATTGCCTGATCGATCAGGTCATAGTTGGTGTTGGCGGTATCGCCCCATGTGCCTGTCTGCTCGCCAATTCCGGGTTTTTCAATCCCAAGGTTGGTTGTGTATGTACTAGCCATTTAGTCACCATATCCTGCATTTTGGTTTGGGGTTATATCCGTCCACGATCCAGTTTGTACGGGCGCAATAACCGAGAATGACGGGTCTTGTGTTGGAACTATTTCCGCCCATAGTGACTCCTGACTCGGCGCTATTGTTTCATAATCAGGGGACTGTGTTGGGCTGATTAAAGACCAGAATCTTGCCGATCCAACTCGCCCAAAGCACGATACTCCTGACACAGTAATATTAACACCGAGAGAAACGGTTGTGTTGCCAACACTTCCAGATGCCTGAAGCCCTGTAACCGCGTGGGACGAACTGATTCTTACCCCAACATTCCCCGGACTTGCGGTTGCTGACACTCCGGTCACTGCCGCAGCGGCGTCTAGCAGTACTGATACTCCGCCGACCTCGCCGCTTGCCTCGACTCCAGTTGCCGGAACTGCCAAGGATAGAGATATAGAAACAGCTCCGGGGTCGGCAGATCCACTAACGCCCGTAACGCCTACCAACAAACCTATGAATACCGATGCCGAGCCGACCTCTCCCGTAGCAGAGACGCCCGCCACCTCTACCGCTGAAGATAGTGAGACCCCTACAGAGCCTACATCCGCGTTTGCGGAAACGCCAGTTACAGGAGCATCTGCCGAGATCAATGCATCGACAGACCCGACCTCGCCCGTTGATCCTATCCCGGAAACCTGAACTGCTGAAGACAAGTTAACAGTTACAGATCCGGTCTGGCCGGTGGCATCAAGCCCTGTTACGAGTGCTGATGGGGAAAGGTTGATCGCGGGAGTTCCAACCTCGCCAGTGGAGGAAACTCCTGTTACCTCTTCGACTATGGGTATTGAAGCAACAACCGAGCCAACACTAGCCGTGGCGGACAGTCCTGTAACTGAGATGCTAACCGAAGATGATACAGAGACAGATCCTACCTGACCGCTAGCGGATACTCCGGTTGCATTTACAACAACATCTACGCCAGCCTGCCCTCCCTCGCTAGAGAACGGTGCTGCTGAGAATGGCGAGTTGCTAAACATTGGTTACGCCGGAATCTGGAATCCGGCGGCGTTTCTTATTGTCGCCGCAGGTTTTAAAATGACCGTTCTATTTACTAGGGCGTCACTGCTATTCCAAGTATAAGAACCGGGATCTTCCGTTCCGCTAGATACACCTGTTTTGTACATCAAAGCCTGAGAGCTTGCAAAAAACCCAGATGAACTAGTCTCTGTTGCCACTGTATAACCAGTGGAGGGAGACGAGATGGTGGTTGCGTCATCATCAATCATTGCGCAAAGAATCGAAACGGAATTGTCTTCTGTAACTGTAATGCTAGGCGGGTCTATGGTGGTGCTGCTGGCAGTAGCAAATCCGCCAAGACTATCGTACTGGGCGTTTCTGAATGCTATTGCCGAGATATTGGCAATCTCTCCTAGTGAAATACTCGTATCTGGCGTTGCCCCCATCACCTTATAACCAACAGTATTGGTGATGCTGTTATTGGTAACAGGGCCAACAACTGTAGTCCAGCCAGAGCTAGTTATAGCTTGACTAGCTGTGCCACTATCTGAGCTACACAACACTAAAACAATATCGTTTTCCTGAAGCCCTGTTATGTCCGTTAAACTCAGTGTGCTTGCGTAACTTGAGGTTGATGTTGCGCCAACATATGATGGAGTGCCAGTTCCTGAGGGTATGGCAAATCCTGCTGAATACACTGGCGTGGGCGTGGGGGTTGGTGGAAAACCAGACACATCTAGCCCAGCATCTTCAGCCCAATAGCGAATCTCATCTATAGTCCCATTAAATGAAACTTCATAATCAGAGGTAATGTCTGCAATGTTTCCGTTAACTTGCCCGTAGCCCTTGCCATTACTCCCGTATACCTGAGATTGGCCCCCTCCCGCAGTATCAGTTCCCAGCTCAACTATTGCGCTTGCAGAGCCTTTGCCTCCCGCCTGAACGTAAACCGTAAGAGTAAAGGCGCTTGCATCAACAACAATATAATAGGTTGCGTCTGATCCCGTGTATGAGGATATATCTGCCTCAACCTCTGCTGCATCTGGATCAGTTCCCCATGCGGAATCTCCAGCACTGTCAAACGCCCTTGCGCGTAAAGTCCCATTATTGACCCCAACAGCCAAACCAGATCCGCCAGAGCCGCCCATCTCAATCAACACGCCGTCATTAGTTGCTGAGATATTGGCATCAATCGCTATGAGAACGTCATTTGCGCCACTTGCAACTCCAGTTCCGTCACTTGGAAATGAGGTTATCGTGTAGTCTGGAGTGCCGTAATCCACCTCATAATCACCGCCAGTTGGAGATGTGCTCATTCCCCCGTATAGCAACAGTGTTTGTATATGCTGATTAAGCACTGACAAAACTTCCGTAAAGGTTGGAGCCAACCTTCCACAACTGGATAACGCTGTATCCTGTAGTTGCCAGCGTGGGAGCTACACCATCAGGCCAGTACATCGTAGGCCAAGTAATCGTGTAGCCTGTGCCGTCATCTATCATCAACGTCACATACTCGCCATCACTCAACGATTCAGTGAAGGTAGTATTGGCTGAAAGGGTTTTGTACTGGATTGTCCCATTAGCAGGGTCAATGACCGTACCAGTAAGGCTATAAGTCTGTTCCTCTACTGAACCATTAATTGCCAGATTGGAGACATTGACCACTGATAAGGCATCTTCGTAGACCGCCTGATCTGCCGGGTAGGTAATGAACACCTCTTTCTCTCCGGCGGATAAGTTAACAGCAGACCCGGCGTTAGTAGAGGCATAGACAGTAGTTCTAGTTAGCGTCGTTCCAGAGGTGGCATACGTACCAAGACCGACCTCCCAGTCGTTATTCGTCGTATCGACTATGGTGTAGAACGTGGTGTCGCCATCAGACAGTACCGAGCCAAAAGACTGGAAGTCTGTTACGGCACCGGCAAGGGTTAGTGCGCCAGTGCCAGTTGTTGTCGTGGTCTCCTTGACCCGATCAGCGATAACCAATGCCATCTAGCAAACCTCATGCAATACGGATAATTGCGTTTGTTGCGTCAGCAGTAGGGAAGGTGACCGTGAACGTGCCTGACGAAACCGTCTTATCAGAACCAAAGTCCAGAATGATTACAGAGTTAGTGCCTAGCGTTGAGTTATAGACCAGCGCTCCGCGAGCAGTGAAGCTGGCAGATGTCCATGACACATCAGCAAAGTCTGTAAAGCCCGTGGTTCCTGATGTCGTTGGCGTCACATTGGTCAAGGTTTCACCACCAGCACTATACCCGGTGCCAGAGACTTCATTGGTCGCGGTATAGTCTGTTGTCGCCGCCGTGAACGAGGCGCTGTTGTCGTACAATGCGATTTTAAATGCATTGCCAGTTGTATTAGTGAAATCGTGCGAGCCAGTAAGAAGCTCGCCCTTGAATGAAGTGCACATATAGTTGCCGGTAAAAGCCATCTTTAACTCTCCTTAATAGAACGAGAGGCTCGGTCTATTCGTACCGCCTCTTCAATATAATGCTTAACGACACGCTGTATGTTTTCCCTGAACTCTACAGCCTGCTGACGAATAACAGGGTCTGCCGAATGAGCAACAGAAATAATCCTATTAGTGCAAAGCTCCGCCATCTGCTCCGCAGAATGACCCCCATTGCTAGTAATGACCACGCCTGCATTACCTACCGACCCGCTAATCATTGTCTTCTTCCCACTACATCGCCAGAGCGGTAACTGTCTGTCATGCTGTAACCCTTACCAAGAACGTTAAGCTTGTCTAGCGCCTCGGTATAACGGGTAGCATATATACCAAGCAAATCACTATCACCTTTCAGGAAGGTGTACGCTTCCACAAGGCAACCATAAAGCAGCACTGACTCTGCATTATCTCCAAGCCAACTGTTCCCAGCGGTCACTATTGACTCTGGCCTGTAGAAGTAATGAAGCTCTACAGGATAGGCGGCAGCAGGCGTCGGGCCTAAAATAAAGTAATCATCACTAAACAAGCCGTAATACTTTGGCACCCCGGTAGTTGTGCTGTCGGGGTACATCGCCCTGATAGTGCTGACATCTTTAAAGATAGCGTACTCGTATCCTGAATTATCACACGCCAACGAGAACGGAGCTAAGAAGTCTGAAGGCACCTCAAGATACTGAACATTGATCTGCGTTGTCCCGGTCACGTTCTTTCTGAAGTCCGGCAACTGAACCGTCTTGAGGATACGGTCTTCTGCCTGATTTATCATCAGATCTATATTGGCAACAAAGGTGGTCTCGTTAGACTCTGTATAGTCCTGTATGGCCTGCTTTAGCTGTGTATATGTTAATGCCATTAGCTAATCTCAACTGTTACGCGGCCAACCACACCGGACATGTCAAGACCAACAGTCCTGCTACCAAGCTCAGTAACCCCGCCACCAACAGGATTCCAAGCCCATAGCGCACGGCTCTCATCAAGGCTTGTGTCCGGCCTTGGGTTTCTGAGTGATTGGTCATCTGTCACCTTCACCTTGCCAAGCTGAAGCTGCGGCTGATCTTGATCAACAACATCACGACCAACAAGGAGGCCGTTCCATCGCTGGTTTTCTATCTGACGAACAAGGTCTTTCTTCGGGTAGCGCCTGCCCGTTCTATCGCAAAAACCATAAGCATACTTGCCTTCAGCGCTCATATCGTTCCATATCCTCCGGGCTGGATAAAGATCGACGCTTTTTCTCTTGCCGAGTCAGCAGCAAGCATCCACTGCTCTTCATAGACCTGCTTGAGGGCAGGTGCCATCTGCATCGCTGTTGGGGTTTTGAGCGCCAAGTAATATGCCAATCCTGAAACAAGACATGGAAGATACCTAACAGGGACTTCCATGTTGTTTGAGGCGGGTTTACCCGTATCCTCAATCCGATCAAAGTACCAATAGTTGATCGAATAATCTGAGGATTCAGGGACAGGCCAGAGATTTAAAGTAATACCGTCATCCGTTTGTTCCACGTAGAACTGTATCGGCCTTCCTGTTGTTAGCTTGTTCGTTATATGGGCATACTCAGACACCGATATTCGGCGCATCGTCAGGTCTGACTGGCTTGTTCCACTTCCCTGACGAAAGCTGCACTCGATTACATCCAACTTTTCTGGCGTCAACGTGTAGGAAGCGGTGCCAGCCACCAAGTTTTCAGTAGCATTCTTTACTGCCCACATGTTCAGGCCACGGTTTTGCCATTCAAGCATTAACAGGTCTAGGCTTCGACGGGCAGTCTTGTAGTCATACCCGCTACGAAACTCCATACCAATACGCTCGTATGCTTCCTCGATAATCTCGGAAAGGTCTAGCGTAAATGCCGTAGTGCCTGAGGTTGCCATCGCTTTAACCTTGGCCTCTAGAGCGATTCAAAAACAACTGACGAAGTTCAGCAATGCCGCCATTTTGAGGGTCTGGTCTCATCATTGCAGGCTGACCAACTGGCCGACCATACACTTCGCCCATCCCCGGCGCTAAAAACGGCTGTTTTGGATTTGATAAAATAGGGTTTCCGGCTGGCCCCATTGGACGAGGCTGCGGAAAATTCATCCCGCCAAGAAGAGACTCTAGCGAAGAAGCATTCATGCCGCCCATCATGGCACCTTGTGGAACCCTCTCAACCATTGTTGTACCCCCGCCCTTGCCTGCTAGAGAGAGGCCAGTAGAAGCAGGTGGCCGCATACCACCCTTTCCTCCTGTAGGCGCTCCTCTTGGGGGGGACATCATCCCCACTGAGTTAAGCGTCTGAAGAAGCTGATCCGATGTCGAGCCGCCGTCAGCCATGCGTCTTGGGTAGTAAGGGTAGTTGTTCATCATTGTGGGCCACCTTTTCCGGCGTTTCCGCCTTTACCATATGTTGCATTTGCAGGAGGGGGATTAGCCCCTCCCTTTGCAGAGAGGGGAGTGAATGTTGTCTGTGGATCGGCTATATCACCGCCGGAGTATTCAGTTAGCTGCTGGCCTTGTGCTCCGGGGCTTAGATATCCAAAGTCTCTCATGATTTGGTTAAGACCTTCTGTTCCGAAGAAATAGTTGTTGTAGGTGTAGGTCTGCCCTGTAACCGGATCGGTTACGGTGCCATCTCCGTTATCCACAACATCATTAGTTACTGGAGGTTCATTTCTGCCGCCACCACCAAACGTCTGATTGTAGTAATCGAGGTCTGATCCTTGAGCGGCAGCAATAATGGCATCCCTAATGTTGCTGGCGTCAACGGTATCTGCCGTATTGGCAAGCTGACGGCCAAAGAAATCAAGGCCGCTTTCACCGACATCTCTACCAAAAAGCTCTTGATAGTAAGGGTTTAGTACGTCGTAGTAGTCCTGCGCATTAAACCCAGCGTTGTAGTTGTAGTAGTTTCTGTCAGCTTCTGAGGCGTTAGCTAGAAGGAAGTCTCTAAGGTTCTGCTCGTTAACGCCTGAATTTGGATCTGCTAGGAGAGACGCCCAGTAATTTAAACCGGGGCTGGCAGCTTGCCGACCAAAAAGCTGCTGATAGTAAGGATTAACTACATCATAATACTGGCTGTAGTCCGGCTCGGTGTTTCCCTGTGCGTTGTAGACCATATCAAATTCCTTCCTGCGACTCTGCGCCTTCCATTGTACGCTATGTCAGTTAGTTTCTATTGCGAAGATTAGAGAATATCTGATAGTCAAGCTGCAAGCTTGATGCTGAAGATACCGTGCCCCTAACCTCTACATCGTCACCAAACTCAAACGTGACAACATGTGATGCAGTGTATGCCTGCGCAGTGGTGTTGTCCGCGCCTCCATATAGAGTTCGCCATACGCCATCTGGGCCTTTGAACTCCCATGTGATAGTGCCTGTACCTGAGTCGATGTGGGCAGAGCATGTAACCCACTGTGTAGCGACAACGGTATCAGTCGATGTGTTGCTGGTTAGCGTCCCATATGCGGCTCTATTAGCGCCTACTGTAGCCATAACTTACTCCTCACCAAGCCTTACAAGACCAGTATCTTGCTGTTAACTTACTAGGCTTGTTTGTATCACACTTGTGCCTAGCCCTAAATGACTTCTTTCGTTCTGGCTGATCCTTCTTGATGGTCATGTTTTGATCGCCAAACCGAATAATTTTCTCTTTGCCGCCCTCGCAAGCCTTAACAATGCTCTTCTTCGTAGGATGGTCTGGCGTTCTCTTGGGCTTATTGCAGGCCATCTTAGCCTTATCTACCCTGCCGCCTTTAGCATAGCGTCGTCTCATGCCTTGCTCCGATACTTTGAGGTCTTCTTTGCCACAGACTTAGGCTGCTTAGAAAACTGCTTTCCTTTCTTTGTGTCTTGACGCTTCTTCCTAGATGTCGCTGCGTACTCTTCCTTGGTCAGTGCGTCTCTGGCTTTCTTTGGAAGATAGCGCTCGCCAGTGGCTTTGCTGCCTTGGGTGCTCGGCTTACCAGACTTGGTGCCCCAGTCTTCTTTAGTCCACGACTTTAAAGATTTTTGAGGTTTCTTCAGCGCCATTAATCCTTGTAGCCTCCGCCAGATTCTTTGTACTTCTTGGCCAGCATCTGTGCCTTTCTTGCCGACCACTGACCCGGCCTTCCACCCTTATCGCTAGCCTTGATCTGGTTGAACAGCTTCTTCCTGAGTGACGGCTTGGTATAGTTACCAGCCTCATTCACGCTCGACTCTGTTTTACCGCCTTTAGCGTAGCGTCGTCTCATATCAAACTCACGCCGGTGCCTGATTGATCCACAGAGACTGGGCAGCGTTGTATGTCAGCACGTCACCGTCCTGTGGATTTGTTATCAGCACGTCTGTTAACTCGTTAATACTAAGCGGATACGTCGGTCTAACCAATATAATCCCGTTAGTCGCCGCATTAACTACCGCAGCAACTAGGATGTCCGGGGTAGGGCTAGTTGGCTTGACGTTGGTGAGTGATCCTGCTGATGTGCCGCTGACATACAGAAGATCGCCGTCCTGCCAATTTTCATCGCCGCCCCGAGTGTCAATACCCCTTACCTTCCCGAAGTACGTGATACGCCCATCAGTATCATTGGCAATAGTCTCGGTTGCCACACCAACCACGTACTCTGGCGGCGTTGATGGAGAAGCTTGCGCAGGAGCCACGGTGATGCGGCCAGAATTACCTAGCGCACCAGAGAACTGAACAACCGTACCATTGGCAATCTCAGATCCGGTGTTGTTCCTGACATAGAAATAAAGCTCTTGACCTAGCTCTAGGTTGACCCCGTTGCCGAGATCTAGCTGAAGCGTGTCAGTGTCTTGGTTCCATGTCAGGGTTCCCTTCCCATTTTCATAGGTCGAGTCGGTATCGAAGGTAACGTAATTCGATAGGAACCCATTGTTCGATCTAACCGGCCCTGAGAATGTTGTTTGGCTCATACCAATCAACCATTACCCGGCGAAGCGGGTCAATCTGCTTTCTTTTTGGCTGGCGCTTTCTTGGGCTTTTCCTTGGGAGCTTCTTTTGCTTTCTCCGCAAGCATTGCCAAGTGCGCCTTAGCCGCTTCTGTAGCCGCCATTAGCTAAGTGCCGCCGTGCTGATAGCCAGCCATGCGGTGCCGTTGCTAATAACAACAGCAAACTCGTTATCGCCAGCACCGTTGTCGGTAATAGCGCGAAGCTGCCCTAAGTTAGCCGCTGATGCTGCGGGGAGTTCTGAAGTCAGACTTACAGGAATGTCGATAGCCCCATCAAAACCATTGGTTGATACGACTGGGCCTGAAAAAGTAGTAGTACTCATTGCTAGTTCCTCATATGCGAGTCACGCACCAGTCTGCATATCGTCCGCTGGGTCGGTCTGATGCGCTAAGTTTTCCCAGTAATACAAGTCTACATCTTATATTAAACTTGTACTAGGCAATAATATAAAGTCCTTAAACAAAAAACCCCTCCGAAGAGGGGCTTTCCTTTTTCGCTTAGGACGATCCGGGTGATCCGTAGATACCGAGTGGATCGCTTACACCGAAGCTGTAACGCTCACGAGCCTTATAACGAACGTTGCCTGTATCAAAGTCACCGTCCATTGACGTAGACATTGAGGTACGCTCGAAGTGCTTCATGCCATTAGGTACATCAGTGATGATGAACCAAGCGTTATCGTCAGTCAGGTAGTGATTGACTGAGTAACCCTCTGGGATGGAGCCGTTGTTGCGTAGAGCGTTGATGTCGTTGTCAGCAGTGCCAACGCGGCCATCAGTCTCTAGCAGGCGAGTAGCGACGAACATCAGTGAAGGCGGAACAATCAAACGACGGGGACGTGCTGCGATCAGAAGACCACGCTCGTCGGTGTACGCCGCGATGTTAATAACCGCATCTTCCAGCGAGGTTTCGTTCAGATCCGCACCAGTTACTGGACGGTTGGCATTGGTGCCACCGCTAACCAGAGGGTGTGAGGCGCTGAACAAGGTTACGCCGTCGCCAGAGTTATAGCTGGTGAAACCGTTGTTCAACAGTGCAGCAGCTTTAACTTGCTTGGTGTATGCCATAGCACGGGCCAATGCCTTGGTATAGCGAGCCGAGAGAGAGTCATAGAGGTTATCCTCAAGAGCTTCTTCGGTGATGCTAAATCCAAGAGCAATCGTCTCGTGATCATAGCGTGAGGTGAACGACTCCTGCGCCGAGTCATAGCTGATGGCAGCGCCTTCAGCCTTAACGGGTGCAGCAGCAAAACCAGACAACTTCACCTCTTCCTCGAACGAACGCTCTGAGGTTTCGGATTCGTAAATCATGGTGTGTTCATCTTCGTACTTCTCATACTCCAGACCGAACAAAGCGTTCAGACCGGGGAGAAGCTCTTTCAACATCTGTGCGCGTGAAATAGCCATTAGTAAAAGCCTCCCTTAGCTTAACGCTGAGCCAGTCGTGGTGTCGTAGACATGACCCGCATTAAACTTACAGATCAGGTCGGTGTAAGTGTCACCTACTGCACTGTTAGGGCCGTCAACGAAATCCACAATACGGATTGGCAAGGTGTTGGTAGCAGCCGCAGTTGACTGGTCTACCGCATTCTTGCTGCGTCCGATTGAAGTTGAGCCTGCTGTCTGCACTACGGCAGCGTTTGCGTTCAGATAATTCTGACCACATGCGCCATCTGCCTGCATTCGGAACAGGACGTTGGGGTCAGTAACCACATATGCCTTAGCATCGGTAGCTGCGTTTGACGCAGGCCAATACTGGCTGTAGGTGGGCTGGCCAGTGGTTGGATCTGTGTAAGAGCAACCTACAAAGATACCAATGGGAGTTAGCGTTGTAGTGCCGGTGTCCTTCTGGACGTGTCCAGTAACAGCCAACTTAACAAAGTCACCATAAAAGATGCTAGTACCATAGGTAGTAGCTATCGCAATATGCTGGACTTTTCCGGTGAAAGAGCCAGATGCACTCAAAGTGCCGACAGGCTCTGCACCGTAGGGGGCAGCGGTTGTAGCCATTGCTTAGTCCTCTACAATAAGATTAACAATGAGGCTGCCACGTTATGCTTTAGCCTCGTCCAAACGTCGTTCTAGAAGAGCGCTCTGGATTAAGGAGCGGCATTCTAGGATCGTTTTCACGCAGGAAGTTTTGATCAACCGCCTGCATCTGTCCGTCAGCACGTTGCTGGTAGTAAGCTTGGCGCTTATCAACAATCTCTTTGGGGCACTTGCATAACAGCAAGCCGCCTACCTCGATATTGCCTTCAAAGCGAGACCCGACATCTGACATCACCTGAAGCTCAGGATGGTCTTCTTGTCGAACCGGAACCCAGCCCTCTCGGAATTTCTTAGACACGTTAGTGTTGTCAGCATTTCCAAGTGAAGAGGTACGTATCCAACGGAACACATATCCTTCCTGCTCTTCTGGAACGGGAAGAATGGAAGCCGGTGTCCAGCTATCGCTGGGCCGTGTATCTGCATCGCGTGACTGCGATGAACGTTTGGTGCGATCTACTGCCATGTCGATTATCCCTTGATCATCTGTGCGGCATACTGTTCGGGAGTGATGCCGAGTTTTTTCGCAAGCTTAACTTGCGTTGCAGTCAAGGTAACTCGACGCGGGGTCGAGCCATTGTTGCGAGAGGACGGTGCCACCACAACATATGAGCCGCCTCGACTGGTTCCGGCTCTAAAGTATTCTGGGAACTTGTCCCTCATGCGACGATCAATTTCGTCGTAATATTCTCTTGAGTTTACAGCAAAACCTTCCTTTGTCACTAACTTCTCATGAATACCATAAGCCAGTGCGGTCATGTCTTTATGGTCATCAGAACCAAACCAAGGATTCTTGTCATGCCAAGATAGGGCTTCGTCGGAAGGTTTGGGTATAGCTGGGGCTTGTGGCTGCATCGCTCGCTGCTGGGCAATCATCTGCGCTCGCTGGGCTGCCTGCTGCTGTGCAAAAGCCCCCTGTTGCATACGCTGTTGATAGCCATGCTCATACTGCTGAGCAGCACGTAGCTCTGCTTGAGCATTGGATAAGCGCTCTTGCGCCTCTAGTGTCTTCTGGGTATTCCCTTCTTCAAACGCCTGAGTATACGCCGCCTTGGCCGCATCTATCTCCATTTGAGTGCGGGTCTTAAACTGATTGATCAGGTGGGCTTCGCCATTCTTGACGATTTCCTGATACTTGCGATTCTCATCAACCAGTTTCCTAGCAGCAGCGATTGCCTCTTGGCTCATACGCTCAGCCGCTTCTCGGCGTCGGCGCTCTTCGTGCTGTTCATACTTCAGCTTGTTGATTCGCTTTCGAACCTTGTCGCTGTAGTTCTCTAATTCTTCGCCGTCATCAGAGTCGTCAGTAGCATCTGCCGCTTTCGGAGGGCGGCGGTCTTCTGGCGGACGATCATCAATGACTTCAATCTCTGGTTGGGATGATACAACCTTACCGTTTTCCTTTTTGAACTCGGTCTTGACGCCAAAGAACTTATCTTCTGTTGAGCTTGTTTCTGCTGCTTCAGACATAATTACAGTACCTTGCTGATGCCACGGGGGTCTTGAACTACGGCTTCGACACTATCATCGTTGATGAGCCTAAATTCTTTGCCGTGTATTTTGAAGCGGGTGCCCGAATAGGCTCGCATCATGATGAAGTCGCCCTCTTTGCAGTATGGGCCTGTTGGGAATCGATTCTCATCTTTGTAGCAATCCGGCCCCATCTTCATAACAAAGCCAACGATTGAACCCACCTCTTCAACGTTCAAGGTCTCTCTTGCTTTAATAATCCCGCCTTCGGTTTTCTCGTCCGGCTCGGGCAAAGCAACAAGCAACCGATAGCCCTTAGGCTCCGGTAGCTGAGTAGCCTTCTCAGCGTCAGTCATATTTTCTCCTGCATCGCGTCTAGGGCCGCGAAGTTGCCCGTGTTATTCCTTTGATCCCCTCTCGTCTAAATCAAGAAGTTCTCGTTCTGCGAGGGCCAGTCCATATATAAGTCCACTTCTATACTTATAGTCACCAAAATCCTCACAAGCACCACTCGCCATAGAATCTGTAACATCGTTCATCAATGCACGTATCTTAACTTGTAATGCTTTTAACATGTTGTCATTAGCCTTAATCATTGTCAACCTCATTAACGTCGTCTTCATCACCACTTATCTTGTTCTGTACAGCTTCAAATCCAGCTTTAAACCCAGCTAGTTCTTTCTGGGCGTTGATCTGCTCTTCGGTCTGTACCAGACGAGTGGCCCTTTCGGCGTCGTTGTTTCTGGTTTGCTCTTCGGCTTGAGCTAGGCGGGCAGCAAGTTCTGCTGACTTCATGCGCTCCCTAGACTCCATATCTTCTTTCTTCATCACCGCATCGGCATAAGCCTTCTTGGCTTCAATATCAAGCTTGGCCATCTTCTCTTGGTGATCAGCAATAGCTTTCTGTTTCTTAATCTCAAGATCCTGCATCTGCATTTGGATAACGGGGTCTTGCTGCATCTGGGCATTCTTCTCAGCCTGCTGCTGCTGCTGGGCTTTGCCTGTTAACTGCTCTGCTGCGGGCACGGCCAGTCTAGAGATGCGCAATTCGATATCTTCTGGTAGCGCTTCATCTTCGCTTGGGAGTTCAACGCCAAGCTCAAGCTCAATTCTACGTCGGTACGCGAACGCCACATGCTCTGCGATGTGCGCAGACGCCGCCGCTTGTATGGCTTTTGCGTTGGGTGCCTTAGCCAGAAGCCCCATTAGCTCTGGGTTCTGCAAGGCTGACATATGAACTTGAATATGCGCCTCGTGATCCTGATACTTGAACGCCTTAACGGGCTTACCATTAATGATCGCCATGTTTTCTGTTACAGGATCGGTTGGCTTCGCGTCATCTTCGGTAGGAATGATGCGGGCAGCGTCGGGAATGCCAAGAACTTCAAGCATCTGACGGTGCAGCAGGGGGATGTCATACATTTGTGGCGCAGCTTGTGACAACTGTAGGGCTGCTTGGTACTGCATGATCCGCTGAGCCATAGTGCCAGCATTGGGATCGCTAACAGGGATAATATCTACCCTGTCATCGAAGTCTTCTGCCGCAACTTTCTCTTCTTCCTGCTCGTAGGGGTACTCAAACGGGCCATATTCCCTAATGATTCCTGCCAGAATGCGCAATTCCTTGCCCATCGCCGCGTGAATACGGGCCTGAACCGCAGACATCACTTTCATTTCCCGCTCAAGCACCGCTAATGTGGTGCCTACGGGCGCTTCGCCGTTGATATCAGACGCTTTTACGTCAGCAGCGGTGGCAAAGCGACGGCCTTCGCCCACAATATCCCGCAACAAGTTGTAAAGAACGTTGCTAGGCTCTTTGTAGGGCATGAATGTGATGTTGTCGCGGATAGCACCGCTTGGAACGTCTACATCACGGAACTCTCCGGGCATGATTGGGGTGTCATCGCCCTTGATTCGCAGGCCGCGAGTCTTAAGTCCGCCCGGAAGGTTGGATAATGTGCCCGCATCTACCAACTGACGCAGCAAAGAGGTGGCAGACTTGCTCAATCCGCCAATCATGTGGACTAAACCAAAGCCGTAGAAGCCGAAACCGGGCAAATACTGGAAGTGTGCGAAGTGTTGGCGCGCCAAACGGCGATCATCGCCCTCTAACCAGTTGCGTCGTATGCTCAAAACCGTCTTAGATGACTTGTCAATCGTGACAATGTAGGGCAGGGCCACGCCATCTGGGTCTTCAAAGCCCGGAATGTCGCATTCGACATGCATTTCCAGCAGGGTGTGGCGACTATCGAGGTCGTAATCCTCGCTCTCGCCGGTCAGATTGTTGTATTTGCGCTCAATCTCACCGAAATCAGGCTGTGGTGCAGGCAGGTCTACGTCTCTGTAGAAGCCAGCCACCTGAAATTTGCGTACATCATTGGATGATTTCTTCATTACATGGGTGTATCGACCACATGTAACGAGATCAGACGCCCCATAACTCACCACGAAGTCTTCGGCGGGGACAAACATAGCGCATGGTCGGCCCAGTGCTGGGTCGTAATACACCTTTCTGAACGCCGAACCCGCAATAGGCAGTGAGAACAACAGCTTTTCAGTCTCGGTACGGTACTCTGACATCACCTGAGTGGAGATGTAGTTCATAAGCTCCTGTACGCGAGCAGCCTGCTTGGTCTTCTCATTGTCGATCTTGCCAACAATCGAGGTCTTAACAGGGCCAACCGCCGGGAATATTTCCTGAATGGTCTGTGCTTGGAACCTCACAACAGACTCAGAGAGCATGGGATGGAATACACCACAAGCCCCATCCCACGGAGTGGATCGATCCTCAAACTTCAAGCCAAGGAGGTCGAGACCTTTCATGTAGGTCTTCTCCCAGTCCTTGCGCGAATCCTTATCTCCCTCAAACTGGGAGATCAACTCGACAGCAAGCGCCATGAGATCACGCTCATCGATGAGTTCCGCAAGGTTGTCACCGAACTCTGATGCCGTCTGCTCAGGGCCAAACTCAAAAACCATCCCCCCATCCTCGGTCATGATGCCCACCGATTCTGGGTTTTCTATTGCGATGGTTATATTTTCGCCGCCTTCCTCTGGGAGAAAGGGCATTGCTGCCTTATCGATAGCCATAATTTAGCCCATTTTTTTGGAGTGCATGAGTCCTTTGGTGGCACAGCCCGTACCACGAGTCTTGCCGCCAGACATCATCTTCTTTGCTTTACCGCAAGTAACGCCACCAGACTTCATTTTCTTTGTGTCGTAGGTGGTGCCACCTCCGCCCATCATCTTCTTGGCTGGCTTATTTCCTGTGCTGCAAGATGACTTACTTCCTGACTTCTTCATAACTATATCCTCAGTAGTACTCAACGCGAGTACGCTCAACGTACTCATCCTCTTCGTCGGAGGGCAATCGTATAAACCCTCCTTGACGAAACCTTATCAGTGCCTGAGTCATGGAGTCCACAAGGTCATCATGCTCACCTGACGGGAATGACGCGCACTCTTCAATCACTTCTTCAGCAAACCGAGTTGATGGTGCCCATATAACACCAGAAGCAAACAAGTCAGATACAGAGTTTACCCGAGCTATCTTGTCATTTCCTCTACTTGGTGTGTATTCCGTAATAGGGATGCCCATCCGCCTAAGCTCATGGATTAACGGGAGTCCGGCTGCCTTGGCCTCAATGATCACAGAGTCAGGCTGGATAGCGGTGTAGGCCGACATAGCCTCCTTCTTAAGCTCTGGAAACTCCCAGCGCCCCTTAAATGCATCTAACAAGATAATATTCGGGCGACTCCTTCCCTCGTCATCCGGTTTATAGAAAACGCCAATAGTGACACAGGCCGAGTAGTCAGAGCGTTCGTTCTTGGTAAAGGCGGTATCCCAAGACTGAATAACAAACTCGCAGTGCGGAGGGCTGTGATCCTCCCAGCGCTTCCACCATTCCCGCTTGATTAATGCCCCTTCCTCGGAGGTGGGAGACTGTTGATACTGGGCGTTCCACTTGGGGCCGGGGAGTTCATCCTTTAGAGACTCTAGCTCTTTTTTGCTCCAGAACTCAGGCCATAGTGGCTCACCAGAGGGCATGATTGCTGGGAACTCAATGACTTCCCATTCATCAGTAGCGCCACGCTGAGCGGCTGACTTAATGATCTGTCCAGTAAGATCTCTTAAATGCCACCGAGTCATGATGACGATGATGGCTCCGCCGGGCTGCAATCGCTGACGAGGGCCGGAGGTATACCATTCATACACCCGATCAAAGACCGCTGGATCGCCAGCCATAGCCTCTTGTTCGGAATGGGGGTCGTCAATGATCAGAAGATCAGCGCCACGACCTGTAACCGCGCCACCAACACCAATAGCAAAGTACGATCCTTTCTGAGAGGTCTGCCATGCACCAGCAGCTTTGCTGTCTGTCTTAAGGGAGGTGCCCGGAAAAACTTCGGCATACTCTTTGGTATCAACGAGGTCTCGCACCTTACGGCCAAATCCTACCGCCAGCTCTGCTGTGTGCGCGGATTGAATGACCTTTTTAGTGGGGTGCCGTCCTAAAAACCATGCCGGTAATAGATAAGAGCCAAACTCGGACTTGGTGTGTCTGGGTGGCATGTTGATGATTAGTCGTTTGCATTCGCCAGTGATAATACGCTCAAACTGTCTTGCCACCATCGCGTGGTGTCGCCC